CTCTTAGCATCATCACCATAGGTTCCTAACGCACAAACATCTCTAAATGTTCCATTGCGTTTGCCCAAAATTGAGTCAATCTCTTTTTGCTCATAAAGTGAATAAAAACCGCATCTAAATAAAAGTGCGTTCACAATTGAGTTAATATATACAGTTAGATTTTGACCCGAAGGGTTGGAACCAATAAGCTGAATAAGAGTACCATTAAAAGCTGTAAGTGGATAACAGATATCTGTTGCAATTCCACGCATAACAGTAAGGTCTCTCTCAGTATAATTTCCAGATGCAACGGCAATATCCATGAGAACACGGAATGCCGAAAACATTAATTGGGCTGGCATACGCAAGTCATACTTGCTATAATCGCCAGCCAAAATACGATCCTTTCCATATTGTGATATGTGCTTTTGAAACTGTTCCCATTCGGGACCTTGGCAATTAATACCAACAGCACACTCAGACAAAAGTGGGTAGATCGATAGCACTCTGGCAATAGGAAGATAATACTTCCGAACCAAGAGTTGCAAGACTAGTGGAGCGCTCTGGAAAACACGCACCTTAGTCTTAGTTAATTTAGTGGGCTCATCCTTAAGACAAGCCTTAAATACAGGATAGTAGCGCTGACCGGACAAATATAAATCCTCAGCTACATTAAACTCATCCCAAAACATTTCATCCAACTCCACTGGATGTTGTGTATCTGGGTAATCCTCAGGGTCTAACAAAGTCATATAATTTGACTTAGGACCAGTAAGAGGATATCCAACTGACGTTTTAGGAACCATCTTATCAATAAAGCGGACTCCATCACGACCACAAATAGTCTCAATACGACTAAGTGGTCTAACGTCAGCACGAAGTTCTTCATCGGCCATCAATTCAATTAATGGACGAGAATAATCTTCAACAGCTTTTACCAGCAAATTCCCTTCCATTCCAGGAGAGGGATTAGAGGAATATTCCAATGACTCTTGCCATGGCTTCCATTCTGGTTTAAAGCTTGGAGGTCCCCATTGCTGAGGAACTCCAGTAACCTCAGTAACAATATCTGAGATACACGTCTGCACTACTTCTGAATGAGGGGATACTTTCCCTTCAACAGATCCATAAACCTTAATATTGGCCTCATGGTTAATGTAGTTAACAGGTGATTTGTAATGGACTTGTGGTCCATGATAAAAAGTCTTACCAAACTTCTCAGTAGGAATAACTCCACTGGACATAGGCAAAACAACTCCAGGTCTGCTAGTCAAAGATTTGACGGCATCAAAATATTGGGACAATGTAATAGTGCCCAAAATACCCTCATTAGATCCAGTTTTTCCACCTAAATGGAATCCGGAAAT